CCTACAGTGCAAGATGGCGGCCAGTGCGGGCGCGTGGTCGGGTCGATTGCGTAACCCGTTACACCGCAACAGGTTGCCAATAGGCCATTTGCATTATGCGGCACTGGCGCCGCTGTGAGGGCGTCTAGTGGTCTAGTAAACTGCAAGGTTTCTTGCAAAAAGCCGCACTTTTCTGCATAGAGTGGCGGTGGAACGTATCGTTACAGCCCGGTTCGGGCTGCCCGAAACCCGCCCCTTGACAATCTATACGCAGCGTATAGATTGTATGTCACGGGCGGCACGAGCCACCCCTAACCTGAGAGCCGAAAATGACCACCTGCCAGCACTCGAAAAACCCCTCCCAGTGCAAGCGCTGCCGGGACGCGGCCCCCACAACCCAGGCCGTCGCGGTTGAGCCCACTGAACGCCCCACTGAACGCCCCACCGAGCGCCAGGTGCGGTACGCGGTGGCCCTGTGCCGCCAGCAGCCCGGGGTATTCGGGACCGTGACTGCCGAGGCCGTGTCGGCGTTCGAGCGCAGCCTGCGGACCGGTACCCGCGCCGAGGCATCCGAGGCGATCGACCGGCTGGCGGAGGTGAACTGAATGCGCCCCCCTCATAGAGTGGCGGATGGCAGCCTCGCCGCCCTCGCCGCCCTCGCCCTCGCCGCCCTCGCCGAGGCGCTGGCCAACGTGCCGGACGAGAAAAACACCTCCGCGCAGGAGGACTACGCCACCGCCCACGGCCTGCCCACCGCCTACGGCGAGATCGACTGGTCGAGCCTGCCGACGTTCGGCGGCCGCGAACCGAACGACACGGCCGAGGTGTGGAGCTGGGACGCGACGCACCTGCTGGTCGGAGACCAGCAGGAGCTGGAGATCGTCCCGCGCGTCTGTGGGGAGGACGACCAGTCCGGCACCGACGGCGAGTGGTTGGCCCAGTCGCGCAGCAATCTCGGCCTGACGCAGGCCGCGCTCGGCGCGGCGCTCGATCTCCACGCCAACACGATCGCCCGGATCGAGCGCGGCGAGCTGCCTGTGGAGCGCGTGACCCGCCTCGCGGTCGAGCGGCTGGGCCGTGGTTCGGCAATCTGATGCCGGCGTCGCCCTAGAACCGTATCCCGGCTCCGAGGTATGCCCGGGTCTGATCGGTGCGGATCACCTGCAGGGAGAGGGTGAGCGGGCCGAGGTCGCGGCTCACCCAGGCGCCGGCCGGGCTCAGGCGTTCGTCGGCCAGCAGCCCGGCGGCCCACTGCCTCCGCCGCTGCGCCCGGGCCAGTGTCCGCCGCCAGCCCTCCCGTTCGTCCTCCTCCTCACCCCGCCGCTGATTGACCTCCCCCTCCAGCTGCTGGATCCGCATCGCCCGCTGGCCCTCGCCGAGGACCCGCTCCCGCATTGACAGGCGCATCAGAGAGTCGGAGGCGGTCAGGGAGTCGAACGCGGCGGCGAGGGTATCGTAGGCCACCAGGACCAGGGTATCGGTGAGGCGGATCGTGTCGGCGCGCGCCCGGAGACGTCTGGCCGTCGTCGCCGGCACCCCAGCCCGCCGCTCCAGCGTGTCCGCCCGGGCCGCCGTCTCGGTGAACGCCTGCGCGGAGAGGCTGGAGTCGCGGGTATGCCGGGCGTCCAGACTGTCCAGCCCGGCGTGGCTCGGCGCCGGCAGGGCCGGGCGGCAGACCGCCTGCAGCACCAGCGCGGCGACCACCCCGAGCACCAGGCCGAGCGCGAGGGGCTTCAACTCGCCAGCGGCATCATGCGACGATCCACCACGCGGTAGATCTGATATTCCCCCTGGATATCCCCGGCCTTGCTGCAGATCGCGTAGACCAGCCGGCCGAGGGACGCCGTTAGGTCAGTGGTCAGCGTGGTGCTATCGAGGACGCCAGTGTAGATGCCGGTCACCCCGTCCTCCGCCAGTGCGGCCGTGGATGTGCCGATCGCGGCCCCGGTCGGCGTTAGGCTCAGGCGGCCGGTGACGCCGGTCAGGCCTGTGGCGGGGGTGCGGGTCGTGGCCGTCCCGGTGAGGCGCTTGGTCAGGGTGAGAATGAACTCGAAATCACTCCCGATATTTAGGTCAATTGGCGCGTCCATCAGGTCCCCTGACTGGTGCCGTAGCGGGCACCGCTCTGGTTGGTTGGGCGGTAGCGGGCACCGCTCTGGTTGGTTAGGCGGTAGCGCGCACCGCTGGCGTCCGTGGCCCGCAACGCCAGCGCGAGGGTGGCGGGACCTCCGCCTGCCGTGCTCCCCTCTCCCCACCACCACGACCAGAGGGGCCCGAACATCAGGCCGGGTCCACCGTCTGCAGCGGATTGCGGCTCGCGGCCGCGAAGCTGGCCACCCCGGTCCACAGCGGGGTGGTATCGTCGGTGTCGTAGATGGTAAACGCGCCGGTGCTCGGATCGACGCTCACCTTGTTGCGGATCGCCGCCATAGTATGTCCGACGGTGCGCGTGCCATCGCTGCCACCCGCGATATTGCGGGCGAGCAGGCTGTCGGCGATAGACGATCGCTCCCCAGCGGAGAGCACCATTGACGATCCGGGGACCGCGAGGTTATCCCGCAGCGCTTGGATCGCATCCGTGGCGGGATCGAACGTGCCGCCGATGTCGGTCGGCGTGGAGGCCGTCTTGCTCAGCGCCGCCTTGAAAAAACCGAGCACGGTGTTGACGCCGGAACCGGCGATCGCGCCGAGTCGCGCGATCAGGTTCCCGCTGTCGGCCTTCACCGCGGCGAGGTCGACCGAGACACTCGCCCCGGCCGGGGCGCCGAGCCGGGCGAAGCTGTCGCCGGTCTGCGCCGTGCCGCCGAGGGTGGAGCGGCTGGAGATCGCGGTATCGATGTTCGTTTTCAGCTGCAGACCGATGCTGTTGGTTGTGGCCACGGCCGAGGCAAGCACATTCCACAGCGCCTCGCGCTCGGCCGCACTCAGCGCCGCATTGATCACGCCGGCGGTGACATCGAGTTGCCCGGCACCGACGCCGGCCTGCACCGTCACCCGTCCTGCGCTCGTGTCCAGCTGGCCCGCGGCGGTCCCCTGCTGCACCTTGACGAGGCCCGACGTTAGATCGATCTGGCCGGCCGCCGTGCCGGGCTGAACGGTCTGCCCGCCGCTCGGATCGATGGCGCTGCTGCGGCCCGACGTCGCGGGGAATGCGAGGTCGTCGATCTGCCGGCTGCTCGTGTTCAGTGTGACACCGACATCCATCCACTCGGCACCGGCCGCGTCCGAGCACTGGACGATAATCATGTCGCCATTCATTTCAGCCGCGGTCAGAACGATCTTGACCCACTTACCACCAGCCGGAGTGACCGCCGGAAGATTCGTGCAGTTGGCGGCAGCACCACCATCGATAATGATCTTAAAGTCTCCGGCCGCAATCGTCGGGTTGACCCGAAAGATCGTCGAGTCCGCTTGTGACCTGAGAGCGACATATAGATCCGTCGCGGTGTTCTTCTTGGGAGGAGCGCTTACGCCAGCCATTGCCGACTCCTTGGGTTACGCCGACAGCGCGTAGTTCGGGACGTAGATCCCGCCACAGGGGATCTGCAGCATCAGCTCCCCCTCATCCAGCGGTGGGCCGCCCGCAGCCTGCGTGGCGCCGGTGACCGTGCCCGTGTTGCCGTTGCCACTGTAATCCTGCTGACTGCCGGCGCCTTCGTTGCCGAGCCGGTGGAACGCCTTCGCCACCACCCCGCCGACCGTGACACGGGGACGGAGCTGCCAGCTCTGGATGTCGGCCAGCGACAGGACGGCGCCGAACAGCGCGACCTGCGCCACGTCCCCCTGGATAGCAACCGTGAATGCGCTGTTGTTCCCCCAGATCAGGTCCGCCGCGGCGTCGGCGGAGAATGCCCCACTGCCATCCGTGGCCGACAGGGCACGGGCGGTGGCCGGCGTGGTTAGGCTGCCGCCGTAGATCCCCATCAGGGCGCCGGCGCCCGCGGCCTGATCCAGCGTCGCGGCGAGGAACCGCCATGCACCGGTGGTGGCGAGCGGGGTGTCGGTGGTGGTGTACGTGGTGTCGGCGGTCGCCCTGTCCGCCAAGAACTGCACGTCTCCCGCCGTTCCGGAGAGGCCGAGGAACCAGCCCGCACCGGCCGTCCGCTTGCTCGCGAATGTCCGGTTGCTCGTGAGCGTCGTTATCCGGACCCAGCAGAGGAGTGTCAGTGCCGTCAGGTTGTCGATGCCCGCGGCCGATCCATCGTTGACCCGGGTACTGGTGGTGGCGCCGAAGGTGAGTGCCATCAGGGCTCTCCGACGCAGCGGTCCATGGCGATCATGGCCGGTACGCCACTTCCAGCGGGCGCGGCGACGTTGCCTGCAGCCCCAGCTTCGCCTGACAGAACGGCGAGGCATCCCACGACGACGGCGTGATCGTGCTCCCGCCGCTCGTGGTCAGCGTGGCGCATATCGTGTCCATGGCGAGTTGTCGCAGCGGGCTGGCCGGGCTCACCCGGGCGGCTGAGTCGCCGCCGAGTGTGCCAAGCCGGGAGAACGTCACCGCATGGACCCGGAGCGCCTGCGCGATCTGGGTGCCGTAGTTATAGGCGCAGCCTCGATGTGGGGTGCCCGCGTTCCAGCTCGACAGCCGCACGCCGACGAATTGCATCGTGTCCACCAGATCCACGCTGCGAATCCCGACCTTGCCATCCTTAAACTTGAACGCCACGCACAGCGACGGATTGGCGTTGACCGCGAACAGCAGCCCAGCGAGTGGGGCATCGGTGATCGGGATCATCCCGAACACCGTCAGGGAATCCGGCGTCACGTTGGGCGGAATCACGGGCCGAGTATAGAGTTTCGTGGAACAGGCGAACGTGGTCGCCTGCCCCTTGCGCCAGGCCGTTGGGCAGGCCGAGACCGTGGTGGTGTCGCCGTCGAGCATGGCCGGGATGGGAACCAGCTTCGCCGGCCCCCACACCAGCGGCGCGCCGTTCGCCGGCGCCATCCGCGTAATCCGCACCGACGCGGCACGCGCGGCGGAAAACAGGTAGGCCACGGAATCAGCCGACCCGGTGACTTTGGCGAACTGATGCACCGTCAGCGTGTCGCCGACGGCGGTGACGAAGACATCCTCGCCCCGCACCTCAGCGGCGGCCGGGGTCGGCGCGCAACCGTTCGCCGGCAGGAGCAGCGGCAGCGCGAGCAGGGCGAGCCGGGCGAGCCGGCGCATCACTTGCCCTTCCGCACGGCGTGGATGCCGATCGCGGCGAGCCCATTGAGCAGGCCGAGAACCGCCACCTGATCCCAGGCATGGACATCGAGCGGGAGCGGGGCCCCCGTGAGCGCCGCCAGCGTGGTCACGCCGACGCCGACCACGACCGCCACGATCTGCTGGATGAACCGCGACTGATCGTCAATGAACGTGAGGACCTTCTTGAGCAGGGACAGCGCCAGCGTCGCCAGCGCGGGCAGAGCAATCGTCATGAGTCCGGTGATGAGTTCCACGTGCAACCTCCCTCAATCGTTAGACGTGATCCTTCCAGTGCCTGTGCTCGCGCCACTGGTACCGCTCCAGGTGATCCGCATCGTTCCACGCCTTGCCGCTCTTGAGGCGCGGATGCCGGTGCGCCGCCTCGAACAACCAGAGCCACGCCGCGTGGCGGGTATCCCAATCCGGTTGCAGTCCCGGGGCCGGGCTCGCGTCCGGCACTAGGTCAATCGCGAGCCCGTATTCGTGCGGTGACCGGCCGGGCGGGGCCGCTTTCGGTCCGCCGGCGAGATGCGCGGCATACAGCGCCGTCTGCTCCTGTCCAGTCCGGTGGCCGTGCAGGACGGTCCACGGGAACGCCGAGGGCACGAGCAGCGACTCCAGATCGGCGCGGAACACCGGCTCTAGTTTCGTCGGGTCCACACTCCGCCAGTCGAGAATCACGGCGCGCTCCCCGGCGGCGCCGCCGACTTGTCGTACTGGGTCCACGGCAGCCAAGTCGCAAAATCCTTCATCCACGCATCGAGAAACGGCGGCCGCAGGATCGCGAGCAGCAGCACCACCAGCGCGACGATCACCCCCACGGTGAAGTAGTCCTCCGACTCCCCGCGCCACCGGCCGATCAGCACATAGGCGGCGAGCAGCAGCAGCACCGCGCTCCCCATCCAGCGCCAGTAGGGGCCGATGTCCTGCGCCGGTGCGGGCCCCTGGGCGATCGGCATCACGGCACCTCGAGATTGAGTTTCCGCTCTAGCCGGGTGATCCGCCGCAAAATCTCCTGCTGCGCTCCCGCCGATCCATTCAGCAGGTCGGCGATATGCGCCAGGCGCAGCACGATCAGCGTGTCGTGTATGCTGGAGACGGCGGATTCTTGTCGCAGCGCGGAGCCGTGCTTGTCAATGGCCTCGATCCGCAGGGCGAGGTCCAGCTGATCGCGATGCTCACCGGTCCAGACGATCGCCGCCGTCGCCGAGAGGACGACCACGCCACCGAGTACGCCGAGCATCCATAGAATCACCCGCCGCTGCAGGGTCGCTACGTCGTTCACGTCCATAACCTGCGCCTCGTGGTCATCTGTGGTGTGGACACGTACCGACGCGAGGAGCGCCGCGAGCGGTCCGAGGTGGGATGTCTCCATGTTACGTCGCCTCGCACGGGTGAAGGAATCGCCTACTCCACGAAAACACCGCGCCCCGCGCATTGGCATAGTCCCGTGGGGCGAGGTGTATGCGCCAGCGGTATGGGCTCATGGGGCGCCTCCGCCGAGGTCGTACGGGGCCGAACTCTGCACCGCCGAGACGCCATTGGTCGAGCCAGTTTTCGACTCGGTGGCGCGGTAATACCGCACAACGCCGTCGTTAGTAAGGTAGTCGGTTTTGCTATACACGGCCTTGTTTGTGACGCCGGCGACCGAGTAGATCGTGGCGAGGTTCACAGACATGCCGGCGTTCGTCGCCCGCTCGATGATCAGGGTGGACCCCGTGTTTTTCGCGGTCGCCTGCAGCGCGACGCCGTAGGAGGAGGACGGGTCAGTCGCCACGTTAGACGATCGCCAGCGTGGGGGCGGTGAGCGCGCCGCCGGTGAAGGCGGCTGGGGTGGCGAATGTGGTCGTGGCGAACGCGCTGCCGCCGGACAGCCCATCGAAAAACTTCACGTCCAGGGTGTAGGTATGGCTCGAGAGCGGGGTGTAGGGATTGAGCGTCATGGTGGTGGTGTTCGGCGTCAGTGTCGTCACCAGCGCCCCGTCGAGATAGATGCCGATGTGGAACGCGACCGATCCCGCTGGATTGGCCCAGGTCGCCACGATCGTTGAGGTGGTGAGGATCGTTGCCGGTGTCACCGCCAACCCGGTCGGGGCGCTGACCGTCGCCGTGTTCACGTATTTGGTGCCACTCGGCTGCACATAGGCCGACGGCAACCGCAGATCCGTGGTCGTCCCAGTCGAGGGCGCATGCACCGACCGCGCCTCGACGAACACCCGGACATTGCTCGGGAGGTTCGGCAGGCTGTAGGTGCCCGTGGCCCCGACCCGGAGTCCGAATGTCCAGCGGGCGTCGGTATCCGCTGGGGACGCGGTCAGCGTCTTGGTGGTGTCGATCAGGTAGCGGATCTCGACCGCATCGGTCTGCGCGTTCACCGTGACCACCGCGCTGACGCCGTGATTCGTGTTCCCGGTCTGCTGGGTCGGCGTGCCGATCGTCGGGATGTTGCAGACCGCGCCCGCGCCCGCGTCGATCGCCGTCCACCGCATCAGGTGATCCACCTCCTGCCGTCCGGTGATCTGAAAGAGCCGGGTATCGCCGCGCTTATTGATGCCGCTGGAGGGCAGCGCCGTCGCCGCAGCATAGCACCAGTCGCCGGGCCACAGCGCGATCAGCGCGGCCGTGCGCCGGGTGGTGAACGTCACCGCCACCGCGCCGGAGCCGAACATCGAGCGGTAGAGGGAGGCGACCTCGTCGGCCACGCCCCGGAAATAGAGTTCCGCCTGCTGCGCCACGCCGGTTGGGACGTCGAGCGCGTCCGTCGTGAACCGCAGGCCGAGGGCGTCCAGGGCCAGCGGCTTGGACCCGATCGCGATCGCCCGCGCGTCACCGAGCGAGAAATAGACGCTGGTGCTCGGCACCGAGGCCACGAGATTGGGCGGCATGGCCGGCACCGGCTCCTTGAGCGCCGCCACCGCGGCCGCGGTCAGCGTCACATCGGTGTAGCAGGTGACACTCAGCTCGGATACCGCCGCGCTCCGCCCCTGTCCCCACGTCGGGATCTCCTCAACGTTGATGTCGGCGTCCGCGATCGTGGGGATGCCCGCCAGCGCCGCCGCGGTCGGCAGCCGGCAATCGAACGGCACGAACCGTGACCGGGGCACCGACGATCCGTCGAGCACCGGCTGGAATCGGTACCCCACCCCGAGCACCTGACCGAATTGTTTCTCGATGAAGTCAAAGCGGCGCCAGGGGCGGTCGATGATCCAGCGCGTGATGGGCAGCGTATTGCGGTTGGTCGCGGCGGCCAGCTTATCCCACAGACTCCCGGCCGTGGCATCGTACTCGATCGGGAACTTGGGGTCGCCCGCGTTTTTGCCCGCAGGAAACCACGGCGCGATCTTCTCGCCCGCGGTGTATAGCGCCGCGTATCTGCCATCGAGGATGTCCCCGAGAAACGTCATCGGATTGATGTCGGACACCATAACCGGCTGCGGCAGCGCCACCGTGGAGACCGCGCCGCCACCACCGAACAGAGGGACCACACGACCGAGGAAACCGGCATAGGCGGATGGAGCGAGCGGCGTCTGCGCCACCGGCTGCGCCGCCTGCGCGAGGCGGAGCGACAGCGTCAGCACCGTCGCGTTGGGCACCGTGCCGGTATCGAACGCGGTATAGAACGGATCAGACGTGGCCGCCGTGCCGTCGGGATTGACCAGCGCCGTCACCGCCAGCGACTGCACCGCGTAGTGGCCATCGGCCCGCAGGCCCGCGATCACCTGCGTCACCATCACGTCCTTGTTGGTGATCGCGGGTGAGACCGAGGAGAATCGGCAGCGCAGGAGCGAGGTCCGGCCGAGCACAAAACCCACCCCCGCCAGTGTCTGCGCCACCAGCCCAAGCCCGGGGACTTTAATCGCGACGGCGGCAGACAGCGCCTGCGTGATGATATTCGCGCTCGTCGACTGGCTCGCCGCGTCCAGCGTGATAATCCGCACGACGGTGTTATTCGTGTTCACCGAGGCCCCGACCGATCCGCCGAGCAGCGCCTGCACCCCCACCTGCGCGTAGGCCCCCGTGAGTCCCAATGGAACCAGCGTCTGCGCCACCACGTTGCTCGCCGTGCTCGCGGGCGTCCCCGCGAAGCACTCCACGTCCAGATCGGCGGCGAAGTCGGGACCGCTGAACTGATACCACAGCGCGTCATCGAGGCTGGTGTCGTCAATGCGTCCCACGAAATGCGGGGTCCAGGTGGTCCCCCCGTCGGCGGACATCTCCAGATAGTATTTGCAGCCGAGCAGTTGGTTGCGGCCCCGGGCGTCGCCGAGGAACGCGGTGACCCAGCGTTCCAGTTGCGAGCGGTTGGTATTGGTCCGCACATCGAGCAGGGGCATCGTCGCCTGCCCGATCGTGACGCGCTTACTGAGGGGGTCGAACGTGCCGCGGTGGACGGTCGGTGTGCCGAGGTACGGTTTCCACCCGGAGAGGCTGGGGTGGGTTGTTACCTTGAATGCGTCGCTATGCACCGCCCCGGCGGCCGGCGTTAGGATTGTCACCTCGGTGACGTCCACCTGCCGCCCGGCGTAGACTGTCAGCCGGAAATGGTACGTGCTCACCGCTCAGACCGTGGTGAAGGGTGTTTGCGCGACCACTTCCACCTCGGCAGTATAGTCGGCATTCCCCTCCAGCGCCGGATCCCAGCCGAGCGTCGGCGTCCTGAGGTAGGCGTCGAGATAAGTGGTACAGGCCGAGCGATTCAGCGCGACCCGCAGGACCTGTTTGTCCCAGCCCGCCGCGAGCATGGCGCTGACGCTGACGTTGACGCTGACGGATTCATTCTCCCCGTGCCAGCCGGACACCACGCTCGGCGTGCCCCGGGCCGTGAGCGGCGCCCACGCCAGCCGCGCCTTCAGGGCGTACTCATCGCCGTAACTCCAAGCGTCTTCGGTGCCGGACGGCGCGATGCCCGCCCGGTAGCCGAGCTTCGGCCGCCGGAACGCGCGCGGCGCGCCGAGCAGGTCGAGCAGGCAGAGGTTGTTCAGGTAGTAGATCGTCGCGCCGGTGGAGGCGGCCGTGTTCCCCGCGCCGTAGAGTTCCAGTTGCGGCACGTTGCCCGAGATCCAGGTGCAGGTCACGAGCGCCGCGTACCACCCGCCCCCGAGCGCAGAACTGCCGACCACCGTCCCGCCGACGGTGCTGAACGTCGGCACCCCACCCGACCAGGTGGCGAAGACAATCAGCGGAGAGATCAGCGCGGTGTTGTCTTTGACGGAGAAGCGCGACTGTGTCGCGGTATCCGCCTTCAGACAGACCACCCAATACAGGCTCGTGGTCGCAAGCGCGGTGAGCACCTTGACCCGTGACTCGTATCCGGCGGCGTCGTTATCGTCGATCTTGTAGGCGTCCGTTCCCCCGAATGGGTCGGTTTGGCCTGCCGTGACCGTCGGCGTCAGGACGTTAGCCCATGTGCCGGCGTTGATCGCTTCGGCGGTCCCGTAGGCGATCAACGGCAATCCGGGGCTCGCCATCAGCGGGTCTCGAAGATGAGGTGACGGCCCTGCGCCTGCCGGGCCACATCGGCGAAGAACTCCTGAAAGCCCGGGTCACTCGCGCGCAGCATCGCGCCCGCCGGGAGGATGACCGTGAGCGTGCTCGCCGCCTTGGCCGCTTCCTGGCTCGCGGTGAAGCGATCCGGTGACAGCGAGCCACCACCGCCGCCGAGCGAGCCGCCACCCCCAGATCCGCCCCGCGCGCCACCGCCGCCGCCGCCGCCTAACGACCCGGCGAACGCCACCAGCGCACCGCCCGCCGCGATCTCCTTCAAGCCGCCCGCGATCATCGCCGGGTTGAAATGGCCGATCCCCTTCGCCACCTGCGCCACACCGGACAGGATGTGGTGCTTGCCTTCCGCCGCCGCCTGCTGCGCGATCGCGTGCTTGATCGCCCGGCTGAGCGCACCGAACACCGTCTGCCCCTGCCCAATCGCCTCGAACATGCGGATGAAGTTGTCCGTCAGCGCCGTCACGGTTTCGCCCGCGATACGGCCGAGCGTCTGGTCGGTGGTCTCTAGCAGGGCATTGAACTCCTGCAGGGGGCCGGTGGCCGCGAGGAACGCATTGGCGAAGTTAGGCGGGCGGTCCGGACCGCCCTGGCCGATCCCGACGCCAGACCCTTGGGTTTCCACCCCTTCGCCGTTACCGGTGAACCCGATCTGCGGCCCCTGCGTCGCTGCCACTTGCGCGGCGTCGCTCCCCGGCACTGGCGCCGCGAGGATCTGGTTGCCGCGCCCGGTGGTGAGCCCCTCGTTGCGGCCCGCCAGCGCCTTCTCGATCGCCGCATACTCCGCCAGCGCCTTGGCCCGGTCCGCCACTGAGACCGTCCCGTCATTCATCACCAGCGTCAGCGCCCGTTCCAGCGTGCTCAGGCGCGACAGGTCCTCGGCCGTCGCCTGCCGCGCGGTCGCGAGCGTCACCAGCGCGGCGACCTCCTTGCTGACCGCATCATCCAGGACGTTAAACGCCTTGCCCGGGACGGGGGGCGCTGACTGCGGGGACCGCGTCGGTGTCGGTACCGACAGCTTCCGCCCATGGCTGCGGTTGTAAATGTTCTGCAGTTCCTGATCGAGTTGCGCCGCCAGCCGGATGTGCTCCGCTTTGGCCTGTTGCACCATCTGATCGCCGACCTGGCGGAGCGCGACCCCGACATCCCCCGCGCCGATCTGCTGAAGAAAGTCGCCGAACGTCTGCGCCAGCGGCCCGAGCCCGCCCCGCGCCCGCTCGACCATCTGCCGCCAGCCGACCGCAATCTCGTCCGACAGTGCCTCCAGCCCCCCGCCCGCAGTGCGGATAACGTTGATCGGGGCCAGCACCGCGCTGCCGAGCACACTCGCCAGATTGCCAAGCACGGTCACCAGCGCGCCGATACTGTCGGCGTTCCGGGTGATCCACTGTTCCAACTCAATCAACTTCGTGGTGAGGGCGCTCACGGTGCCGCCCGCGCTGTCCGCTCCCAGGATCGCCCGGCCCAGCGACGCTTGCACGTCGCCCCACTGGTTGCTTAATACGGTCAGCCGGCCGGACAGCGTCGCCGCCTCCCCGGCCGCGAACCCGCTGAACCGATCCCGCATGAGCTGGATCGCGTCCGCCCCGTCCCGGACAACAATTCCCATCCGCGCGAGGCTGCCGGTGTTCCCCGCCAGCACATTGCCCACCGCGGTCGCCGCCGTGCCCAGGTCGATATGCTTGGCCGCCGCGAGGTCTGCCGCGAGCTGCAGCGCGTTCATGGACCCGCTGACGTTCCCGGAGATCGTTATGAGGGTCGTCAGCGCCGCGCTCAGGTCGTCAGCGGTATAGGTCGAGAGCCGCCGCACGCCGGCAATCGTCGCGTCGAGCAGCGGCTTGAGCCCGGCGTAGGATCCGCCGAGGTTGCTGATGGATTGGGTCAGTTGCTGGTTGGCGACCTCGGCCTTGTTCGCTTCCTCAATGCTCGACTTGAAAAACGCGCCGAGCGACACCGCGCCTAACGTGGCGCCGAGGCCGACAAAGGCCGACTTGACCCGATCGCCAAACGAGACCACGCTCTCCCGCATCGTCCGCAGGCGGGAGCTGAAATCGTCTTTCGCGGTCAGTATAACTTCGAGCTTCTTGCTGGCCATCTCTTACCCCGGATAGGCTTCGCGCAGCGCCTCGCTCCGCATCGTGCTCGCCACCTGCTCCTGCGCCCAGACCATCGCGATCGCCGCCGCCATGTTCAGCCGGTCCATCGCCCGCAGCGCGGTCAGTGTCGCCGCGTAGCAGGCGAATACCCGCACCGGGATGAATCCGTCACCCGTCTCCCAGCGCGCCGGGCAGTGGTAGAGCCCCGGAAATGCGTGCTCCACCATGGCCCGCATCAGCCAGGGGGTGAGCTGACCGCCTCCGACGTGCTGTCCGGCGCGGGCGTCGATGCGCTCGCGTCCGCCGAGGAATCGCTCGCGGGCCTCGTCGGCGATGGTCCGGGCGACCGGGGCGCGCGGCCGGTCGCCTGGCAGACGAAAAAATCCGACAGCACCCGCTCCCGCACCGGCGGTGGCAACTGGTGGATCAGGCGGACGGGGTCGCCCTGCCAGCGGAACGGCAGGCGGTAGGGGAACGCGGCCCGCAGCACGGTGATCAGCGCCGCCTCCTGCGCCGCCTCCGGCAGCGTGCCCGCCGTGGCCGCCTCGACCGCGAGCTGGAACGTCCGCCAGGCGGGGTGGCTGATGGGCCGGGCGACATACGCCCGGCCGCTCAGCGTGACCGTGAACGGTTCGAGCGCCGCCCGTTCCGCGTCGGCGTCGATATGCATCAGTCGTTCGCGATGCTGATGTCGTCGTTGGAACCGGGCGTGCTGTTGTGGATCGAGCAGGTCACGTCCCAGAGCGGGACCGGACCATCCGCGCTTTTCTTGGCCTCGATCACCTGGCACTGCGGGAGCGTCCACTTCGTTCGATTGTACTGTGTGCCCCCCACCTGGAACGACACCGCGAACGCGGTGCCCGCCGTCCGGAGCGTGCGAGGATTGAACGTCGCGAATAGGCTCGCCTCCATCGTGAAGATGAGGACGGGTTTCCGCTCGCCCGGCTGAAAGCCCGCATGCGCCCCCGCCGCGTTCTGGTCAGGGTAGCGCTCCTGGATCATGCGGTTTCCCTTGACGTTGACCTTCCGGATCACCAGCGAGGACACCCCATTGACCACCATCACGAGCGGCGACGCGACCGGGGGGACGGGCGTCGCGGCATAGGTGATGCCGCTCCCGTAGGCGACCTCGGTCGGTTCGGCGTTGACGCGCCCACTGATCTGAAACGTCCAGATCGCCGGCTTGCCATCCGACGCCTCGTACTCCCAGTCCGCATAGATCATGTTCAGCGGGTACTTCACCCAGGTCGCCGCGGTCGTGACCTCGTCGTAGAGGTCCATCGACAGTGTCGTGGGAGCGGCGGTGAAGGGCGTAGGCGTATAGGTGATTTTCTCCGCGCCGCCACCGCCGCTGAACACCGCATCAAAACCCGCCGCCCGGCGGAGGAAGTGCGAATCTTTCGGGAACGCGGAGGCCGAATACGCCACGCCAAGTCCGCGATCCTCGATCTTGATCGGCAATCCCTTGACGGTCCGCCCCTGCGGCGCCACGCGGATCTGTTGGCCGGCGCTACCGGGCATAACGGGGCGCTCGCCATCGAATCCGTAGCTCTCATCGAAAACCGGCAGCTCGGCGACCTGCACGCCATCGGTCGCGATCGCCGGGGCGGTATAGGTGCCGGCTGTCGTCTCCACTTTGTTGGTCGCACCGTAGAGGACGAGACTTTTCGGGCTAGACATGCGTTACTCCTTGGCCGGCGCGGCCGGCGGGACAGGATGTCGGCGCGGCGGCGCGGCGTGGGCGGTGACGAATGCATCGACCGCCTCCGGGCCATCCGCTTCCACGGTCACGGGAATTTCCACGCGCCGGCCATCGGGGTAATCGACGAACTGGCCCATCATCCACCTCGGAGTTAGGGGGCGAGATCCCGCACGCGAAACGCGAGCAGCATCCCCCCTGTCATCACATTGTCGCCGATCGGATCCCACAGCGGCGCGATGTCGGCTGCCTCACCAAACCACACGACCACGCTGTTCATCGTCCGGGCGGTGTCGACCCCGTTCAGCCACGCGGTGATGCACCGTTCGACCGCGCGAAACGTGTAGTAGGCGTCGCGCGCGCCCGCCTTACTGTCTTTCTGTCGCGCCGCGTAGCGGATCAGCAGATGCACCGTGCCGTCCCGAACGCCCTGATGCTGATGCGCGTCGAGCCGGTTGCCGGCGTCATGCAGACCGACCAGCAGACAGGGGAACTGCGCGTCCAATTCCGGCAACTGCCCCCGCGCCGCGCTACTGTTCCGCGTCTCGTCGGTAATGAGTCCCAGCGTTGGCGGGATGGGGTCACCGGCGTCGAGCGGCACCGCCGCGAGCCGGGCATTCACGCCCGTCGTGCCATTCGTCAGAGCGTTAGTCAGGACCCGGATCGCCTCCAGCCTCACGCGGCCACCAGCGCCACGCGCAGCATGCCCGGATTGCCCGGATCGGCCAACACCTCGCGCACCAGGTAGCTGGTATCGGCCTGTCCTTTCGCCGCCTGCCAGCGCAGGATGACGGTCGCATCGCGGGCGGGCTGCGTGATCGCCCCGGCCCGATACCGCACCGCCGTGTCGAGCATCTGCGCGCTCTCGCGCAGGTAGTCCAGCGCCACCGTTTCCGCGTCATCGAAAAACGCCTGACATGATTCCGTCCCCGACACCAGTGTGACGACATCACCCTCGCAGGGCATGCCCTTGGCTATGTCGGCCATCATGGCGTCGAGCACCGGATCGTTCATCCGCCATGCCCCATCGCCATCAGCGGCGTCACGTCCGTTATCACATCAACGTTAGCCATAGTCCCCCCGTTATCGTGTTACCGTGACCGCCTGACCAGCGGGTCCCGCGTCTCCACCACGTCCGGTGGGGTCGGCAGCGGGGCCTCCCGCTCCTCCCCGGCACGCCGGGCACGCCCATCGAACAGCAGGGCGTACCCGAACGCATCGGGCACCTCGTGTGTCTCGCCAGGCTGGGCCACGGCGTCGCCGCCGAGCCCAACCCCGCGCAGGAACGTGACGCGCATCAGACCGGCCGCGCGTCCTTCATGATGCTAAACGCGGTCGGATAGAGCAGGGCAACATCCACCATCTGAATCGAGCTGAGCTTCACCTGTGACGGCCCGAGGCTGTACGGGTCCACCACCAACTGCATACTCGCCCACTCCCCGAGCACGGACTGGCTGAAATCGCCGCCGTAGATGTAGGACACGTCGGTCGACGAGCCCTTGGTGAGCGCGCTCGGCACGGCGCCCGACATGTAGCTCGGCATCCCGAGGATGCCGTTATCGCCTCGCCGGGTATCCCACAGCGGGGTATCCGTCGAGGTGAATCGCTGCGTCTGGACCAGCTTCGCCATGATGAGCGGATGCGTGATGTAGGAGAAATTGTCGGCCGGCACGTTAGCCGACGTCACATCCGAGAAGATCGCCATCAGATGCGCCAGCGTGGCCGCGAGTCCGTTGGTCCCGCCGACGGCGGACGCGCCGGTCCCGGCCGCGACCGAGATGCCGGTCGGCTGACCGGACGCGCCGGTGCCGGCGAGGACCGCCTTTTCCACCGCGACCGCGTGATTCTGCGCGATCTCGTTGCGGATCAGCGGTTCGAACGCCTCCTCGGACTGCTCGATCATTTTCCGGGACGCGATCAGCGAGTCCTGGTAGATTTTCGGCTGCAGTGTGATCGTGGTCAGCGCCCACGCCGAGTTGGCCTGGTTGGTTATTTCCGTCGCCTGCCAGCTGCCGGTGGACCCCGAGGTCTTGCGGACCCACTGGAAATCGCTGCGGAGGCCGGGCAGGTACTGCGTGCCCGCCTTGAGCGTGACCAGCCGCTCGCGGAACAGGTCGATGAACCCGGCGTAGTCCGTGAATTTCAGGAACCCGCCAGCCGAGTTCGTCGCTACCGTGAGCTCGTTCGCGCGCTTGGCATGCGCCGCGCCGGCGAACGCCGAGGCCTGCACCTGCCACGGCAGGAACACGCCGGCCGTCTCGCGGCCGTATGCCTTGGACAGATCGCGCGACACCTCCGACTCGAAGCCCGCGCTCTTGGGATCCAGCAGCCCCTTCAGCGCGCGGGTGATCGAGTACCGCTGGAACTCCTTGGCCGACAGCTCCGGCCCCTTGGGGCCGACGGGGGACGCCCCATTGTGGCGCTTGGCCACTTCGTCGTACAGCTCGATCCGCGCCTCGGAGACGCTGGTGCCCTTGCGGAGCCAGTCGCTCATGCGGCTCTGCGCGAACGGGCGCAGGGTGGGATCGGGCAGACCCGTGCCCGCCAGGGCCTCGAGGTCTGCGACGCGGGTGTCGGCGGCGGGCGGAGCGCCAGCAGCCGGGATAATCACTTCCATACGAACCTCCGGTTTGACGCGCTCGATGATCCCGCTCGGAGTCGCCGCGTCGTCCGCGCTCCGCCCTACGCCGACCGTCACATCCGCCGGGATCGCGACTAACGACCCCTCCAGCGGCATCCAGCGCGTCGCCCGATAGATCGGGTTGGCCTGGTTTGTTTCGTCTACCGTCCACTCCGTGATCTGATACCCGATGCTGACGCCGGTGCGGATGCCGTCCTCGACGTCCGCTTTCACCGTCTGCGCCTCAGCGCTCCGGCTCCACCGCACCGTGCCGCGCAGCTTCCGGTCACCGCCGATCACGAGATCCTCGATGATGCCGACCTGCGCGCACGGGTCGTGATCCATCAGCAGCGCCAGTCCGGGCGTCGCGCGGGTCAGGTCCACCGCGCCCGCGTCGTGACTCAGAATCTCCGTGCCGAAATACCGCGCGATCGGCTCCTCACTGGAGAGCGCGAGGACGATCGCGCCCGCCGTGCCGTCAGGCGGCGATGCGCGCTCGAGCTGCGCCGTTCGCCGCTGCGGCGTCAACGGCGGCGCTGACGGCTTCACTAACCTGGGTGTTAACTCCGACATTTGTCTTCACCTCACGAACGAGAGTAAAGCCGTACACGGCCGCGAGCTGCTCGTCGCGGCGGTTCGCGATCAGCAGATCCTCGAAGTCGAGGCCCTGCTCGGCGGCCAGCTGCGAGTAGCTGGTCTGGAACGTCGCCAGCGCCTCGCGGTTCGCCTCCATATCCTTGAGCGGGTCCACATACGGGAACCCGCGCGGCATCCACAGCGCGTCTAACGTGGCGCCGGGCGGCAGCGTGATCGTGCCGCGCAGCAGCGCGAGTTGGCTCCAGCGCGCGAACACCGGCCGACAGATCGATTCGATCACCAGCCCCTGCTCGGCGCGGTAATGGTCCCGCTCGCCGGTCACGCCCAGCCGACCCGAGGACCAGCTGGTCCCCTTCATGTCGCCGGTCAGGGTCGGATAGGAGTGGTTGAGGCCGGTGGCGATGCTGGTCGCGATGCTGGCGCAGAAATCGCCGAAGGCCTGCGTCGGGTGCTGCGGATCCCACTGCTGGAACTCGGTGTTGTGGGGCAGCTGGCTAATGACCCCCGCCTCCGCTTCCAGCGGCACGGCCACACGGGGATCCTCCCCACCGATCCCGAGTCCGTCGTCTTTGGTGACGAGGAATCCCATTTTGGCGGCGGCGGTGCGGGCGGCCACTAGCTCCGCCTCACGGTAACCGTTCAACATCCTCATCGAAAACATCACCGGCGCGAAATCGGGGTAGCCGCGGACCTGGTGCGGACGCAGGAGGCGGTAGTAATGCAGCATCCAGCCCGCGTCGATCGTCAGCGGTTCGCGGCGGTCGTAGTCGCTCACGACGTGATAGCTCACCGGCCGCCCGGCCGCGTCCTGCTCCACGCCGAGGATGATCGCGTTAGCCTCCCGCGACGACTGCCGGTCCTGTATCTGATTCATCAGGTCCGCATCCCAGAACTCCAGCGCGAGGCCGTCGGGATTGTCTTTGGTCGGGACCATGCGTATGAAGCACTCGCCGTCCCGCGCTCGCGTCCGCACGGCCAGGCGCAGCGCGTCCGTGAAGGACAGCCGCCCGTCGCGCATGCAGGACCCGCGCGCGGTCCACGCCAGCCACTGCGCCGCCACCTGTGCCGTGCGGACCTTATCGAGATTCCCCTGTCGGTCCCAGACGCGCGGCTCGCAGCGGATACCCTGCGACCCGATCACGTTGTCTGCCATCAGCGCGAGGTAGCGGGCCGCGAGCGGCTCGTTGCGCTCCAGCTCACGGCACCGCGCCCGGAGCCGCGTGAGGTCAACTTTCAGTTCGTTGTTCGCCGACACCATCGGCGCGAAGATCCAGTCCGCCACCAGCCGGCCACCCGTCGCGCCGGCGAAGTAGGTCCGCTGGGCGGGCGCGACCGCGCCCCGCACCCGCGCGAGGAGACGCTGGGCCCAGTTCACTGGTACGTGCCGAGGGCGGAGGTGGGGGCCGTGGGGCGGAACGTCACGGCCATGTGCCGCAAGCCGCCGCCGCTGATCTCGGCGCGGTACTGGTCGGCGTAGTACGCCAGCAGGAGCCGCAGTTCTCCGAGGTCGTTCTTGGTGTAGGCGCGGCCCTGCACCTGCGCGCTTTTCAGCCCACCCACCACCAGATCTTTGATCGCGGTGCGGATTAGAGCTACCATCGTCTGCGCGTGACTCTGGTAGCCGGTGGCGAGTTGGGCGGGGTCGGGCTGGACCAGCACGATGCCGGACAGGGCGGTGATGAAATCCGACGCCTTCGACACCTGCGCGTACCACCGCACCGGCTCCGGCTCTGGGCCATCCGCCGTGTCCTTCAGTTTCCGTGTATCGGCTGCGACCAGTGTGGTCCGCCACCCGCCGCCCTCCGTCGCCGCGACCACCTCGAATTGCGCCGTCCGCCCGACAAACCGATAGGTCAGCGCCCAACCGTCCGTCGAGCTGAAACTCCCGTATTGGGCATGCGAAAGCGCGGGATCATCCCAGGTAGCGGAGTCCCCAGCGACCAACGCGACGGGCGCGTACAGCGGGATTGTAGGCGGTGCCATGTGCTGGCACGATAGGACCGCCCCGGGCCGTACGCAAGGCACCAGGGGCGGGAAGTGTATGGGGGAGCGTTACGGGGTCGGGACGGTGAGTCGGAACGTGGAGAAACACCGACCGCCTGGCTCGCAGTGTTTCGGACCGCGCGCGAGGTAGCCGGCCGTGACCAGCGCCCGCAGCACGCTGCTCGCGGTGCATCGGCTTTTCATGCGGCCCCGCAGCGTTAGCCACAGCAGTTTGACCGGTCGGTCGTCATCCCAGGTCAGGGCCGGGTAGAGGACCATCAGCGCCCTCGCCTGGAGCGGGCTGATCCGGGAATCGGCGGCGGCCCGGTCCAGGTAGGCGCCGCGGCGGCGGAGCGCGCCTAACTCGGCCAGCACTGCGCCGAGCGTGGCGGTCGCCGCCGCCACCCGGTCAGATAGCGCGTCCTCGTTCACCAGTCCTTCACCCGGTAGCTGTCGCGTCGGGCCGGCGCCGCCCGCGGGGGGGCGGTGGGCTTCGCCTCTGCCGTCAGCGCAGCGACCAGCTCCGCCAGTTGCCCCCGGACGGGTCCGAGCAACAGCAGCGCCGCCCGCGCCATACACGCGCAGTCCAGCGCCTCGACGCGGTCGTAGCGCCGCTGATAGACCCGCACCGCGCGTCGGTTGACGTACTTCGTTCGGGCGCTTTCGCCGGTGAGTTGGCGGACATACTCCTCATCCACGAACGGCAGGTGACAGTAGCCGGGGCCTAACGTCGGCACGTTGAGCCCGGAATAGACCGCGTCTTTCAGCGCCTCGGTGCCGAGCAGGAACAGGCGTACTTTCAGCCGCTTATTCTTGGACGGCGGGCTGATCGGCGCTTTGCCAGGCGTGCTCTCCCCTTTCGTCGCGAACACGTTCAGCCCCGGCCGCGCGCCGACGTAGCGGTACACCTCCTCGGTATGATGGCCGCCCGAGTCGATACAGGTCCCACGGATCTTCACCAGCGCCCCGCCGGCGTGCTGCCACGGCCGAGTGAGGATCGCATCGTGCTGCCTCCACACCTCCGGCTGTCCCGGATCGCCCCACAGCACCTCGTGCCGGATCAGGCCGTGCTCGCCGTCGGCGCCCCAGCCCCAGACCGAACATTCGAGCCGGTCGCCCTGCACGTCGGACCCCATCGTCAGCGCCCCGCACCACGCCGGCACCTCCGCCGCGTAGGTCTCGCGCCGCGCCAGCAGCGAGCCGTGCTCGACCGTCTCGCCCGCGTCCTCCCAGGTTTCCGCAAGCACGGTGTTGACAAAAACCTTGAGCAGTTCCGGCTTGCCTTGCGCCGAGATGAACTCCTCCGCCATCCGCGCCCAGGAGCTGAGCAGCGAGTACGCGGCCCAGATGTGGTAGCCGCGAAGCGCGCGGCCCGGCCGATCGGCGCGCCACTCCCCCCGCGCCACCATCCACGGTTTGTGGTCCTCACCGATCGCCTGCCCGCAGCCGGTTATCAGCTCGCCGTCGGCGCTGATGTCACCACAGAGGTAATGCGCCGTGCTCGCGTCGGCGTTGTCCCATCGGACGTTGCGCCAGACCAGTCGCTGGAAATGCCCGCAATGCGGGCAGGGGACGTAGTAATGCCGCTGATCCGAGAATAGGAACAGCGCCTCGATTTTCGAGCTGCCCTTGTCCGTCGGCGTGCTCCCCGCGATCAGTTTGCGATCCCAGTAGTTCTGCGTGCGCTTTACGGCTAACGTCCATGGGTCGCCCTCATGCGCCCGGCCGCCCTTCGCGCTCATCGCGAACCCGTCAACCTCATCCCCGACCAGCACGCGGATCGATCGCCGCCGGAGACCAGCCGCCGCGTTGCTGCCCACCACCACGAGAAACCCGCCGCTGAACCGCTTGAACTGCATCGTATTCGAGGCATCGCGCCGCCCCGACTGGCGGACCTTGCCCCGCAACACCGGCGAGGCCCGCAGCATCGGGTCGAGGTTTTCCTTGCTCCACCCCTTCGCGTCCTCCACGGTCGGCTGCATAACCATCATTGCCGACGGCGCCTGGTGCATGTGAAACCCCACGATGTTACCCACCACGCCCTCGGTGTAGCCGACGCGCGCCGACTTCATCACCACCACCTGCTCGATCGCCGGATCGGTGCACGCGTCCAGCACCTCACGGAAGTACGGCGTACGCGCCATGCGGAACCGCCCCGCCTCCGGTGACCCCTCCGCCAGGTAGCGGTAGGTGTCGGCCCACTGACTGCCCGTCAGCTTCGGCGGCGGCGCGAAGATCGTCCGGCGCAACGTGCGTTCCCGGTCGCGGGCGGCGAGGTGTCCGGTCAGGGAGTCGAGGGCGGAGGTCATCGGGTGCCAGTGTTGCCGTTAGGCCAGACACCCCATCGGCCGGTGGTCATACCGCCTCCTCCGATTCAGGAATGTCCGCCCCCTCGCACAACTCCGCCAACATCGCCCGCACGTGATCGTCGATGATCGACTCCGCTTCGGTCGCGGTTTTCGCTGACAGCACCTCCGGCGCCAACTTTTTCTTCATCGCCTTCGCCTGTGCCGCCACCCGCTCAAACGCGGCGGCGATCTCCCGGGCGTACCGCTCGGTCGTCATCAAACGCCCTTGCTGCTCCGCCAGTTTCAGCTCGAGCAGCTCCGCTTTCGCGGCCTCCTGGCGTGCCTCCGAATCGGCGATCGGCGTCTTGTCCGGCTTCGCCGCGTCCCGCACCTTCCGCCGCTCGCGCTCCATCACCCAGACGTAAATCTCCGGCCAGAGGAATTTGTCACCCCGCCGGGGCAGCCCCTCGGTGACTAGCCGCGCGAGCGTCCGCTCGGGCATATCGCCCAGCTTCTCCCGCGCTTGCGCCCGGGTGAGGTGTTTCGAGGCCATCAGGCTAACCGCGCCAATGCCATAACGTTATGCGCTCCGGTTGTATAGCGATTGACAGATCTCTGCGCGGACCCTCATTCCAAAGCGCTGGGAGGACCCAAAAAAAAACCGAAGGGACCGTTAGACGTATAACGCACTGTGCGTCACCGCGCCGTGGCCGTCGCCCTGTCCATGGCGGCGAGGATGAGCCGGTCCCAGTCGTTCGCGACCGCGCGCTCAACGGTCGAGGTGAATGCGAGGTTGGCGGGGATGGGCACCGACTTCTTGAATGCGTAGAGGACGCGGATCGAGCCGCCCGCGATCTCAACGTCTAACGTTCCGCCTTGGGCGCGTCGCCCGACGCGCTGGAGAATCAGGCCACCGCCGGCGCGCTTCACGGTGAAGGTGCGCTTGAGCCCCCGCAGACGCACCACGCCCTTTTTCGTGCGATAGGGACGGAGCTGCAGGGCACGGACGCGCAGGCCGGCGATGATGACGTCGCTCTTGTTGCGCTTCACCGCGACCGGCACGGCGAGACTCGCGCCTCGCAGTGGCCGCTTCTCGCCCCCGCCCTCGAACTTCGAGAGCACGTCGCGCGCGGGATCGATTTGGATCACGCCCGTGAGCGCAGCCTTCGTCGCGAACGGGCTGACCTTAATCGAGCGGTCGATAAACACCGGCCGCCTGATCGTCATGGACTCGCGCAGGTGCGCCCGCTCGCGCTGTTGGGCTAGCTTGAGGGTGTCGTTGATGCCGGTCGCCAGTGCGAAGGGCGCCTGCCTGCTGAGGCTGGCGAACCACCCGAGCACCTCGGCGGCATCGACGTGGATCACGACGGGGCCGGTCACGATACCACCTGCAGCCGAGGCGGGCCGAGCAGTTGGGCCAGTGCCTGCACTTGCGGTGGAAGGGTCGGTGTCATCGTCGTTAGTCCTTTCCAGGGTTTGCGGTTGTGGGGTGTCACGCCGTGCCTCGTGGCCCGTCGCCGATGCCGGCGGTGAGCCGCTTGAGGCGTGCGTCATCGCTCGGCAATAGGGGCGGTTCCCGAACGGGCGGGGCGAGCCCCTTCGCGGCGGCCTGGTGCGCCCGCTGGTAGGCGTCGACGAACGCGCGGCGGGTGAACGGCCGGTCCCGATCGGTGAGGGTGCCGAAGGCGGAGCTCCCGCCACAGGCGGCGAACGCTTCGGCTGCCGCCCAGCCCAGCTCACTACCGATGCGGACAATACCCCAGGCGGTGGCGCTGGTGCGGCGGTCAGTCTCCGCCTCGATGCGGTCGAAGAGTCGGCCCGCCTCGGCGGCGGCGTCCACGTAGGGCTGCGCGTGCCGGCGGATCGTGCTAGGAACCGGGAACATCTCGTTAGGCAGCGGCGTCCACCCGTCGCGGATGCGGATGATCGCGGACTGCACATCGGCGAGCGGCAGGTCGCGCAGGGCGTCGAAGTACACCGACAACATCGGCCGGGACACCTCGCGGTTGAACGTGACGCCGAGGGCGGTGAGACCTGCGGCGAACAGCCTCCGGTGATCCAGGTTGTGGTAGTCCATCAGCCCCCCTCAGCGAAGGCGCGGGCGGCGTCCAGCGTGGCCGCCTCACGCTGGGTGACGCCACGCCCGGGGCGGGAGGGGCGGGGCGCTTCGGGCGCGAGACAGGCGCGGAAATACCTGGCGTTCCAGTCGATGGCGGGCTTGGTCAGGAAATCCCGACAGACGGTCGCCAATCGCTCCGGGTCGACTGGCTGCCCAGCCGGCGTATCGAGCCCGTCGAGACAGGCGCTGAGCACGGCCACCCAACCGCGGACGCTGGTGCCCGGGGAGGCTTCGAGGAACTCGGTGACGGCGACCCGGGCCCCGCCGGTGTCGGGGAGACGGGTGAGCAGCGCCGCGAACCCCGGAACAGCCTCGCGCGGTGAGGGGTGTTGTAGTTCCGTATCGTCTACGTACCGTATACGCGGAGAATCCCCGCGGGGATTTGTCGGGGTTCCCCGGAGAATCCCCGCGGGGATTTGTCGGGGTTCCCCGGAGAATCCCCGCGGGGATTTGTCGGGGTTCCCCGGAGAATCCCCGCGGGGATTTGTCGGGATTCCCCGCGGGGATTCTCCGGTAAGCCGTTCGGCCTGACCGGCTTACGGCGGCTGCGCTCCTGCTCACGGAGCACCCCTTCGTTGCGCCACCAGCCGCGGAGATTGCCGGACTCGTCCACGCACCGTTCCCGGAAGGCGGCGGCAAACCGCCCCGGCTTCCCCCTCCACATTGCCCACTGCTCGAGCAGCTCGTCGGAGACCTCTCCGACCCGCCCATCGGCCCGGTGCATGCCGAATCCACAGCAGGCTGCGGCGTAGTGTCCTAGGGCATGTGCAAGCGGAAGTTTGAGTCGGTCGGCGAGCCAGCCGACCACGTCCGACTGTGGCGTGGAGGTATCCCACCGAATCCAGTTCACTCATTCACCTCATACGTGGCGGCGGGGTTGCCGAGGGCGGAGCGGCCGACGCCGACGGGGCGGATCTGGCGGCCGTAGTCGAGGGAGGCGAGCTGGCACACGCGCGGCCGACACTGCAGCGGTTGCAGCCCACAGAGGGCGCCCGCCGCATCGGCGGTCAGCGTGCCGTGCGTGCGGAACACGGCGAGGATGCGAGCGCGGTGCTCCTCGTGCTCGCCGGCACGGGTGCCGAGGGCCTCGGCGCGGGCATCCTGCGGCGCGAGCAGCGGAGAGCGGAGCGAGTCAAAGAGCGCGAGCCCCCTCACCTGCTCAGACGGGAGAGGGTTGCCAGATCCGCGCTTCACGCCGTCACCACGAAGTCGAGCGCGCCCTGCGCGAGCCGCTTCGCGGCGATCTCGCAGTAGCGCTCTTCGATCTCGATCCCAATGGCGCGACGGCCTAGGCTTTTCGCGGCGACTAGGGTTGTGCCGGAGCCCATGAAGGGGTCGAGGACAAGGCCGTCGAGCGGAGTCAGGCATCTGCGGTTTGGCGTCATGCCGATCCATCGGTTCGGCTCATAGCCCGTGCCGTACCATGCGCGCTTAACGCTGCGACGTTTCGCGATCACGCATTCTTCAACAGCAGAAACAAACGAGGGGCGAGGCGTGGGCGGTGGCGCTTGCTTCACGAGATAGAACTTCGCCCACGGCTCGAACCCGGCGGCCCGCATGGCGATCTCCGCATCCGAGACTGTGGCGCTATCGACGAACGAGGCGACGTGAGCCGCGGTCTGCGGAGCGAAAGCTAGCCACCAATACGGCGACGCGGTCGCATTCCAGCCGCCCCGGAAATAGAGTTCCGCGCCCCCGCGCCGCACAAACGCGGCGCCGCTAGGGATTCCATACGGCGGGTCCGTAACGACGGCGTCAGCCTCAAGCGTCGGCATGATCTCCCGACAATCCCCGTGGTAGATCGTGATGCCGTCGCGCTCGTAGTAGGGGGTCACGGCTGCCGCCGATAGGACTGGAGCAGGGCGTCAGCCACGCCCCCGAGGTCGAGCGCTCCCTGACCGCCAAGGCAAGCGGGCGACAGCCAGAGCCGCTCACGCTGTCCGGCCCCGGCGTCGGCGTTGTATCCACTTCCACCGCCTGCCCGTCCTCTCACCTTGCGCCAGCCGAGCGCCAGCAGATCATCGTGATCGTCGAGATACCCCGCGAGAACGATACGGAGCGCGGGGTCGGCTGTCCGGCACCACTCGCGGACCGCCGACGTGATGTCGGCGCCCCGGTGCCCGTAGAGGTCGGGCGAAGTGGAATACGGTGGGTCGAGGAAAACGGCCCGCTTACCGTCGCCGCCGCTCCCGGCGTGAAAGGCGCTCGGCTGCACGACGCGCGCCCAATCCCCGCAGGTGATCCGCACGTGCGCAAGTCGCGATTGCAGCCGCGAGAAATAGGCAAGGAGCGCCCCTTGGCCCGCGTCGCCGAGGTGGGGCGGCAGCTCGCGTTTCACCCCTCTGTTGCCGAGGTGCGGCAGCTCGCGGGTCACCCCTTGGCCCGCGTCGCCGAGGTGCGGCAGCTCGCGGGTCACCCCTTGGCCCGCGTCGCCCTTGACGAGGTGCCCGTCTACGACCCGCCACGGCCCCGCTTCCCACGGGTCGCCGATCCCGCACGCGCAGACGTACAGCCACCAGCCCGCAGCCTTGGCGTCGTGCGCCTCGGGGTCGCCTTCGAGCCACGCGACAAACGAAGTGCTACGCCGCTCCTGCAGCCACGCGCTGCGCGCGTGATAGTCGATCTCCGTGACGGGTCCGTATGCTGCATCCGCGACCCCGGCCGGGTCATGCTGGAGCGCTCTCCACATATTCACCAGCCAGCCGTCGGCGTCGTTGAGTGTCTCGACTCGTCGCGAGGCGACGCGCGGGCGCGCCAGCAGCACCGCTGCCGACCCCGCGAACGGCTCGACATATCCGGCCGGGTCGCCGAGCGCGGCCCATACAATCGGCGCGGCGCGACGTTTGCCGCCGAAGTACGGCATCGGGGCGGCGATGGCGGGCATGGTCACGCTCCTGCAGGACGTGATGCCCGACCGACCGCGCACATAGCCGTCAGCGCGGCGGTGAGGCTGGCCACCGCGGCGCGGAGTTTGTCAGACTCGGCGCGGGCCTGCAGCGTGAGCTGCTCCTCTCGTTGGCCGTAGGCGTAGAACCGCTGCGCCCGATCCCGCTCCGCCACCAACTCTACACGGAGGGCGTCACCCTGCGCCGCCGCGTCAGCGCACTGGCGCCGTACGCTGTCGTGACGCCCCATCCACTCGTCGCGGCTCCGCCTCATCCACGCCACCTCGGCCAGCGCCCGACCGAGGTCGCCTGAGCCAAAACTGTCGTTGCCACCCGACGTGGGGCCGTCCTGCCCCGGTGATCGGTATGCACCACGCTGGCGCATTGCCTCCAGGTCGTCGCGTGCTGGACCAATCGTCACAGGACCACGACCCGGCGGGCGCCGCAGTCTAACGCATGTCGGGCGAAGGCGAGACCAAAGGCGCCGGCCCCGCCGGCGAGAATGCGCGAGGCACTTGGGAGCGTCTTCACGGCATCACCCCGCATTTTTCCGGGAAATCGGGCGGATTCTTAGTGACAAGAAGTCACGGTCCGCGATCAATCGTCTCGGAGCAGCGTTGGACGCCACCCTGGCGATTGCCTTTGCGGGCGCGAGCCAGGCGGCGAGCGTCTCGTCCCGGAGGATGGCGCGGCACAGTTGCGCGACGGGACCGGGGACGGGCCAGTCCCCCCGGAGGTAGCGTCGGACCGTGCGTTCATCGACTCGCAGCAAGTCCTCGGCGAAGCCCCGGGACGAGTGTCCCGAGGCGGTGATCGCGGCGCGGAGGATCGGGTTAGGTGTCACGTGAGATCGTGGCGTAGTTGATCATCGGTTCAGCCCTCCTGGGTGGCAGTGTACTCAGACAGGGGGTAGGTCCAGCCGTCGCGGATATCCACCGTCCGTGTGTCTCCGGCGTCCCAGCCTGTCGGCAGTCCGATCCGGACCAACTCATCCGAGCGGAACGACAACGCCTTACGGCCGCCGCGTTCGATCGAGGCCCGGCAAGCGAACGCCTCCGCCGAATCGTAGAAATTGGTGCTCGTGGTCCAGCGGTAGCGCTGGGTGCCGCCGTTGCGCCAGACGACGACGTAGGCGAGGCGTTCGGTGGGTGTCGGGGCGGTCATTTGGGGATCCTGGAGTGGGTCGGGCTGGATTGCCCTGACCCAACTAATATAGGCAGACTGTCCGGGGAGCGCAAGGGGCGGGTTTCCCCTTGCGGCGGGAGCTAGGCGTAGAACCGCTACTCGTCGCGGCTCCGCCTCATCCACGCCACCTCGGCCAGCGCCCGACAGAGGGGGTCCGTGCGCAGGTGGTTGACCCAGTCCGGGTGTTCCGGCTTCGGCGCGTACGGCGGCCGACCGCGATCGCAGCGCGCGCAGACTTCCACTGTATCGGCGTACGGGCCGTGTCCGAAGGCGTGCCACGTCCGGTGTGCCCCGCAGAAGTGGAGGCCACACCCATGCGCGCCGCCGTTAGGCTCCCCGCCGCAGACAAAGGACGGTCCGCGATCAATCGTCTCGGAGCAGCCCGGATCGTCGCAGTGCGCAGGGACGCCGTAGCCGATCCACCGGGCCCATCGATCGTCGTAGCCGATCGCCCAACTCATATCCCGACACCGCCCGGCCGCGGGGGCGTCACGCGGCACCCCAGAGCGAGCGCCGCGCCGATCATGCGCGCGGTGTCGAACGTGGCTAACTGTTTCGGTGTCACCAGCAGGAGCCGCCAGCCCAGCAGGGCGCCGGCGTTGCGCTTCTCGTGATCCTTGACGATGCCACTGCCCCGCCCATGCCTCCCCCGCGTCCAGACACCGCCATCCTGTTCGAGCGCCAGCCTGTGGTCGGGCCACGCATAGTCCCAGCGCCACATCCTGACGGGGTGAAAGCGGTACTCGGCGACCGGCAGCGGCACCCCAACACTGTGCAGCAGTGCGAGGAAGCATGCACTGACGCTCACGCCCGCCCCCTCCCGCACGCCTGACAGGTGATACCGACGGTCGCGGCTTGGCAGTGCGAGCAGCGGACCCGGTGCGTCGCCAGCACCTCCGCCAACTCCGTGGCCATCTTCGATTCGAGCTTGGCGAGGTCCATGCACGGTGTGGTCGGTGGGCGCCCAACGATGATGCCGGCCAGGCGGTTCGCCGCCTTCTTGTCGCGCGCTTTGCCCCAGAGGTCACGCCGTTCCTCGACTGTCATCGTCGCCCAGCGCGCTTTGTTATCCCGGGTGCGGGACAGGTCACGGCAGGCCGGGCATCGGCGCGCCAGTGGGCCGTGCCGGCCCATGATGACGAGACCGCCGCACCCATCCATGCAGAGGACAAAGGCGGGCCGCGTGCTCCGGCCCCGGTCTGCGCTGCGTCGTGGTTCCATGCGTCCTCCTGTAGAAGCCCGCCGTGTTCGATCACGGAAGGGTCGGGACCCCGGGCACGCCCCGCAACGGGGCGTGTGTTAGGCGCGGCGGTTACTTCTCCTGCTTCCCCTCCCACGGGGCGGCGAGTGCGTGGACCTGGCGGAGCGTCGCGGCCCGCTGCATCTCCAGCCCCGCTTCGCTCATCTTGCGGCGGGCCGACGCCTCCAGCTCCTCCGCCTCCCGTTCCGCGTGCTCGACCACGGCTAGCAGGACGTTCACTGCGGCGCCGTCGCGTCCCACGGGCTGTAGAAATTATCGGACAGGCTAACGACCGGCGTCCCATTCCGCTTGTGCTTTGCCATGCTAGTACCCCATACGAGACTCGAACTCGTTTTAGTCGCTTGAAAGGCGACGCTCTTAACCCGTAGAGGAATGGGGCGCAGTTACCAAAACCCACGCCGCTGCGATGGCCGCCAGCGATACAAATACTAGCACTGCCCGCACCCACGTTTTCATAAGTACCCTCAAGGGGAGTCGAACCCCCGTACCCGCGCTGAGAACGCGGAGTCCTGACCGCTAGACGATGAGGGTGTGTTATCGGATTCGCCGGTCCAGCACCTTGAGCACGCCCTCGCGGCATATCTGCAGCTCGGCCCGGTCGCGCGCGGACTTGCCCAGCAACTTCGCCAGCGCCTCCGCCCTCGCCAGTTCCTGCGCCACATGCGCGAGGGTGTTCTGGTAGCGGATCTCGTGTAGGAGTTGCGGCACCTGGCTGGCTACCGTCCGATCCACGAACGACGTAAGGACCGCCCGCTGCTGCAGGGCCCGCACATGCTCATGCTGTGCCACGGTCACCCTCCCGCACACAGGACTCCTCCTGATCGGTCAGCCGCTCGCCGTCGTCACCCAGCACCTCGCCCGGCGTGACCTTGCGGGACCAGGTGTCCCCCGGCAGCATCGGCGGCGCGCTCGGCGCGGTGTAGTCGTCCCAGTACATCTCGTCCGGGGCGTGGTCGAGCACCGTGCCGACCACCCAGAAGCAGAGCAGCACGAACAGCAGCGCGCCGAACAGGATGCCGAATCCGATCAGCATGTTAGGCCGTCAGCAATCAGCGTTCTCATCGTGTCGCGGCAGTCGCCAAAAAATACGCGGTTCATAGTTCCTCCTGTTTACCCACCAAGCCATCTAACCGGGCGCTCAAACGGCTTCGCCGCCCCTTATTTCTACGTTAGGCGTGTTGCACGCTTCCGGCATCAAGAGGCGCACGACCTTAGCTGCCACTGTCGGAACTTGTCCGTTGCCAACGGCGCTAACGCGGTCCATCCACTCGGCCAGGCCATCAATTCCTCGAACGCTTCCACCTTCGGGAATTTCCCAGTCATGGAGATGATGAGGCGGGAAAGTCCCATCGAAGCGGTACGGCCATCTCTTAGAACCTTCCGCTGCTTTCCGTGCATGTCGATGCGGGTTGTGTCGCCGTTCCTCGGCATCATGCTCGGCAAGTTCGCGTCGAACTTCACTGGGGTAGGCCACCATCCAGAACCTCTCGCGCCCGTGTGGAAGGTCTGCGGCAGTTGCTCCCATAACACACCATCGCGCATCGAACCCCAGGCCGGCAAGGTCGGCAAGAACTCTGTCAAGTCCTCGTCCCACAAGGAGAGGTGAGTTCTCCACGAACACGAAGCGCGGTCGAACCTCATCGACAATTCTCGCCATGTGGTGCCACATTCCGCTGCGCGCACCGTCAATACCGGCGCCTTTTCCTGCAACGCTGATGTCCTGGCACGGGAAGCCGCCCGAAACCACGTCAACAACTCCGTTCCAGTGCCGTCCATCAAAGGTGCGAACGTCATCCCAAATCGGGAAGGGCGCGAGAAGGCCGTCATTCTGTCGCTGGACAAGAACGCTTGCGGGGTAGGGTTCCCATTCGACGGCGCAAACGGTGCGCCATCCGAGCAGGTGTCCTCCAAGTATTCCGCCACCAGCGCCGGCAAAGAGCGCGAGTTCTCGTAATCCTGCATCAGCGCCCTGGAAATTAGCCACGACATTTCCTTTCGTTCGCCTTCAACCGGACGCTACACAGCGTGCCGCCAAATAAAAAATTCTCCAGGTCTGGTGCATCGTCAAGATTCGTTCGCACCCTGGGACGCGAACGCGCAAATATCCGCCGCGGGCGCCTACGATGGTCCAGGCCCGGCCCTGGATCATGATGACGAGACCGCCGCACACATCCATGCAGAGGACAAGGGCGGGCCGCGTGCTCCGGCCCCGGTCTGCGCTGCGTATCACCACTTTCTTTGCCATCTTCGCCTTTCAGTTGTTCGCCACCAGTGAAACCTAACTTTAGGTGCAGCGGACTTGCCTACGGCAAGCCGCTGACCATTACGTTAGGCAGCATCGGAGTCCTCCAGCGCGACCGGCTCCGGGACCTGCCGTGCCATCTCCTCCCGCTCGGCATCGAGGTACGGGTCGCCGCTGGTGAGCTGATGCCGCCCGATCTCGCTGGCGAGCTTGGCCTGCTCGACCGTCTCGCGGGTCTGCTCCAGCACCCGGACCCCGAGCGCGGCGCCCGTCGTCTCCAGCCGTGCCATCTCCGCCTGCACCCGGGGGACGTGGCTGGCAATGATCCGCATGGCCCGGCGCGCCGCTCGGCTCGCGCTGCTCTCGATGGGGAACGCATCGCCCACCGGGTCACCCTTGCGGGTGCCGCCGCCGCACCACTTCACGCCGACAATCTCCTCGGTTAGACTGTGCAGCTTCACCCGGAAGCAACATGCGGCCGCAGCCGCATCGGGCACGGCGTGCTTGATGCGCTGCATGGCGCGCCGCTCATCCTCGGCGTGCGCTTCCGGTGTGCCGATCTTGAGCAGGCGGGGATCCACCTGGATATAGTCCGCGACGGCATATTCCACGAGCCCGGCTGCGATCATCTCGCCGAGTTTCCGCAGGTAGAACCTGGCGTTTGGGTAGATGTTGCCGCCGAGTAGATCAATTTCGGTAATTACATCGACGTTGTTATCCCGCCCCCAGTTGGCGACAGCGCGGCGGGTTTCAGCGTCCAGCGCCTTGCCCCAGTTGAGTGCGGCGAGTTGGGCTACGACGGCGTTCTGCGCTTTGCGGTGCTCGATCGCAGCCAGCACCTCGGGCGGCAGAATGGACGGGCGCGCTGCGGGCGTGGTCATCGCCGTAGACTCGGGCGCGCTCATGCCTCCACCCCCGAGGCCAGCTCGGAGACACCCAGCGCGGCGTCCAGATCGGAGGCCAGCGTGATCGCCGGTTCCACCGTGATCGAGACAAACTGCAGCTGCATCCCGCCGCTCTTCGCGAGCGCCGTCAGCGACTTGCCGTCCAGCGCCAGGCAGAAGCCGGTCTGTTTCGCCCAGGCGAACGCGGCCGCCGTATCGGTCACATGGACCGTCGTCGTCTGCCGCACACTGACACCCGGCGCTGGGTGGGTGTCGCCCGTCTCCTTGACCACGGCCAGCGCACACTCGCGCAAGGCGCGCTCGGCCACCTCCAGCACCTGCTTGCCGATCGTGAGCTGGGCCAGCTCGTCGGCGTTAGACGCGGTGAATGCGTCCTGCTTCACTTTCACGACGTTGGCCAGCGCGGCGACATGCCGGCGCTGCTGCGCCACGAGGCGGACCTGGTCGAGTAAAATGCGGTCCATTGGGTGCTCTCCGGTGTACTGTTTGTGGTGGTACAACGCCATCGCGCTGGCCGTGGCGTCGTCCTGCGTGACCTCCTCGCCGCAGTCGGGGCAGACTCCGGGCTCGACCGCCCACCCCACCACGTCAGCCGGGATCGCTGGCGCCGTGCTGCTGGCCGCCTGCCCGGGGCGCACCTCGTACTCAACTCGCACCTCAGCCTGCCCCCCGCAGGGGCAGTCCGCTACCGTGACGATCACGGACGGGGCGCCTCGGGCCACGTGTATGACGCCCAGATCCCCGCCACGAGCGCCGTCAGCACCAGCACCCAGCCCACGGCGAGCACCCACCGCTCGGCGAGGGTCACACGTGCCGCCGGCTCACGCCGGCTCACGCGGTCCCTCCGGTCAGGATCGCCCGCGCGCGGGCCAGCCGGGCGACCGCGCCGTCAATCGCGGCCGTCACATCGGCCGCCTGGAACATTTCAGGCGCGGAGGCGATCAGCGTGAGCGGCTGCAGCGCGTTGGCGACGTGCTCACGCCAGCCCTCCTCCCACACGTCTGGAGCGGCCATACGGTATCTCCGGTTCATGTTGGGTACGTCCACCTTCCTCGCGCGTCGGCTCGCGGGACAGGTCGGCGCGGAGCAGAGCAACGGCCTCAGGCATCGCCGAGCGCGGCGTCCAAATCGAAACCCTCAACCCGGCTCACCAGTTCACCGGTAAAATCGTCGTCGTCCGGCGTTCCTACCACCTCGTGCGTCCACTGGTCGTAGCCGCCGAGGTGGTCCACCAGCGCCCGGGCGGCGCGGTGGCACTGCGCCTCGGTGATCGGTGTGACGTAGCCGTCGGTCCAGTCGGAGATCAGGGCGCGGGCGTCGGTGATCGTGGTGATTCGGCGGTTCATTGTCTGGCTCCTGAGTGGGTCGGGCTGCAGCGCCCTACAGTGCAAGATGGCGGCCAGTGCGGGCGCGTGGTCGGGTCGATTGCGTAACCCGTTACACCGCAACAGGTTGCCAATAGGCCATTTGCATTATGCGGCACTGGCGCCGCTGTGAGGGCGTCTA